AAAACAAATGCAATGCTAAAAGGTAGACTTATTACATAATGTTTGAGAGATTCAAAAGAAAAAGAAACCAAGATGGTACATTCAAAATGGATGTTAGGTGGACACCTTGGAACGAAGCCTGGAGTTATAAAATGAATGAAGAACTAAAAGATATGTTAGAGAGAGCTGTATGGACTTTCATAGAAGCCTTCTTAGGTGCATTAGTTATCAGCCCAATGGTAGGAATAGAGGCATCAGCCCTTGAAATTGCTGCTATATCTGGTGGTGGTGCTGCATTATCAGTCATAAAGACATTCGCAAAGAAAAAAATAAGCTAGGAAACTGTCTTAATATCAGTGTATAATACCCTTAACAGAAAGGGCTACGATGACACGGAATAAAAAAGACCTAGGAAACAATTACTTTAAGTCAGGATGGCAACCATCAGCAGAGTTTGATGAGTCAACTGGCTTAGGAGAAATCACACACATTGGGATTGACCCCAATTATAAATCTAAGTTCGATTCTATATTAAAAGAATGGGGTTTTGACCCTGAACACTATGAGATAGAGGGCAAAGTAAAGGCATCGTCTTGGCAGGTTCAATTAAAAGGTGGGGACGTTGAAACTTTCTATGCTTTTAAAGGTGTGGTTAGAAGAAGACATCCAGAACGTGATGGATGGTATGATGAGCTACTTAAAGAAGTATCAAAGAAGAAACCACTAAAGAAAAAGAAAATTAAGAGTGATTTAGCGTACATCTTTACGCTTAGTGACTGGCAACTGGGCAAAGTTGACCTTGGTGTAGAGAAAACCCTTGAGAGGTACGACAAGGCACTTGAGAGAGCAGTAGCAGAGGTTAGGCAACTAGGTAGCGTAGACGAAATCTATTTGCTTTCTATGGGTGATTTAACAGAGGGTTGTTATGGATTTTATGATTCTCAAGCCCATAATATTTCTCTTAACCTATCTCAACAGTATCACCTAGCAAGAAAGCTCATAATGAAAACTGTTGATACATTTCTACCCTATGCAAACAAAATCGTATTATCGGGAGTTCCCGCCAACCACGGTGAGATGAGTAGAAGTGGCAAAGGACAGGTCGTTACATCAAGATTAGACAACTCTGACACTATGCACTTGCAGATATGCCAAGAGATTATGGAACAGAACCCACGATATGACAAGGTAAGTGTGTCCATACCAGAGGGGTTCCATCATACAGTAGAGATAAAAGGATTAACTGTTGGATTTACACACGGACATATGCACAGTGGAGGTACAGGACCAGAGGGTAAGATAATGAAGTGGTGGCAAGGTCAGATGTTTGGTGATTTCCCGGTAGGAGATGCAGAGGTATTGATTACAGGACACTTTCATCATCCTCGTATGATGCAGCAAGGTAATAGAACTTGGTTTCAATGTCCATCTATTGATGCGAGTATAGACTTTACTGCACGAACTGGTATGTGGAGTAAGCCTGGAGTGTTAACCTTTACTATTGATAAAGATGGTTGGGATAATTACAAGATAGTTTAGACAGAGTACATACCATACTTAACTGTTAGTTCAGTACCTGCAGGTATAAATTCTTCTGTAAATAAATAACGTGTCATCTTGCCTGTAATTTTACAGTTAGGTGTATCGCTATGATTAATAAAACCACCAAGAGGTGTACGCAGTAGGTTGTTATCTTCACCAAACCAATGTGCGTGTGTCATACCTAGTGATTCGTATGGTTCTAAATCCTTTAAGGTAAAGAGACCTAACCCTTCTACTTTACTTGGTTGAATAGTAAGGTAGTCGGGTAAAGGTCTATACATTATTCTTCTTCCTTAGTTACTTCTTCATTAGTAATAGTCATAGGATATAGAGGTAAGATTGCAGCAATCTCTTGCTTACCATCTGCTTTATTAAATATAATTGTTTTAAAGCTACCTCTCTTCTCTAACTCTGCTAGTAGTTCTAGCATATTTACTTTAGATAAGTCTGTCATAGTACCTCCTTTGTATGTACTTTAGCATCTGCTTCAAATAGATACCCAACTTCTTTAGTTACGGTATCATTATTAGAAAACTCTGTTGTTCCTGGCATTGGTCTATCTTCCCAAAAAAAGTTATAGTAGTCAGCTATCATTCTATTTATATTCCACGTCATAATTTTACCGTTGTATTCAGTAAGATAAATAAAAGACCTGTCAGTCTCTATTGCTAATGATATGTTCTTAGAGTATTTAGCTTTTTCTATTATCCAACTATCGTATGCTCTGTCCCTAGATTTAATTTCTATAATATAAGTTTCATTACTTGCATCATAAGAACTAAATGGGTCTTCTGATAAAGTTAATGGTTGGACTTGTAACTCTTGGTGTAGTTCATTTAGTCTATCTATTATTTCTTGTTCTTTAACTTTGTAACTCATAAGTTATTACCTTTCTACATTCTTCACAGTAACTATTGATTAAGTTGGTAGGCTCACCGAACAAATCAAGCTCGCCTATATTACAACTTAGACACTTATTCACGAGCCGTCTTTAAGACTCCAGGTATCTGTGTCAACCCAATCAAAGATGTTACCTTTGTTAATAGAACCATCCGCTAATCCTTGCTTTCCTTTAGCTGCTAATTCATCCTCTCCATTGTCAATAGCTTTACTGACACAATCGTTGAATATTTTCAACTGCTTTTCACTAGGTTGTTCTTTCATCCAAGGTCCCTCTTTTACTTCTCCCATTTCTTCCTCCTTATTATCTGACACTTTAGCATCAAGCACATCGAGAATGTTATTGACTGTGTCTGTATTTCCTAATCGTTCTTTGTATTCGTCTGCGTAGTTAGTAACAAATGTTTCTACGTTGTCCAAGAAAATTTTAATTGTACTTTCTTTCCACGTTGACACATCTGCTGTGACTTTATCTTTTAGTTTGGTCATCTCCATTGAAGTTTTCCAACACTTGTTAGCAAAGTTCTTGTCTTCATTACACGATATGAGAACCATATCTTGTAATGCTTCTTGTGTAATTTTTGGTGCAGGCGGTTGAGCTACATCTTTTGCAAAGTCTTGTTTAGCTTTCTCTAAAGCTTTGTCTTCTTGCTCTATTGCAATGTCTTTAACTCTACCTGTCTTCTGTATAGGCTCAACCTTTTTCATCTCTTGTTGTGTAGGTCTAGGTTTCTTACTGCCTTGATACTTCCAATTAGCTAATGCTCTACCTATTGCAGAACTCTCACAATTTTCTAGCCAAGCTTCTTTGTTAGCAAATCCGCCAACACCTTTAGTCTCTTGTGCTAGTCCTGTTGATACAGGCTTGTCATCTTTGAAGTCCATAAACATTTCTGCTTTAACTATAACCATAGTTCCATCAGCACTACTGCTTACTACTTCTGTATTGACACGACCATTTGGATAATCTTTCCAAAACTTTCTAAGTCTATCTTCTACTAATTCGTATTCGTCTAAATTAAATTTAGCCATTTAACTCTCCTTTTTATTTTTAATATAGTCCATTTGTGTGACACTTTAGTTTAGAATTAAAGAGAACAATTAATATTGTTTCCTTTCTGACACTAATCATTATTAACTTATTGATTAGTGTATTCATTTTTAATAATGTTTATCATCTGTCTAGTCATACCAATCTCATCAGCTATGTGTTGTACTGATACAGATTGATTATGATATAGCTCTTGTATTGCTTTGTTTCTAAGTTGCAAGTACTCTTTTTCTCTGTCTTTAATCACAGTTAGTTCGTGTACCGCCTCTTGCAAGGCACCCATAAACTTGTTGTATTCTCTTATTTGTTGTTGTTGCTGCTGAGATATATTGTATTCATCTAGCATTGTTTCCGTAAACGAGTCGGCAAAATCTGTCATAATATTATTTCCTTTTTATTTAATTGTTTATTGTTTAAAGACTACTGTCTTCTTTGATAGCTTGTATTAAAAATAGTGTTCCTTGTGTAGCAGTTCCTATAATTCTTAACCTCATCTTTTCACAGTATCTTTGTACAGATTTTGTGTCATTGAAGTTAAGGACATTACGATTGTATAGCAACGCTATGGTTGAACACTCTTTAGGTACATCTATTCTTAATGTTTCCATACTTTTAGTATAGTCAAACGGTTTTACTTTGTAATACATATTTTATAAAATCCCTTTTACTGTCCCTCGCCGCTAAACATATCATCGAAACATTCTGGGTGAACACCTGTTAACAGTTGCTCTCGTTGTTCTCTGCTATGTTGTGGGAATATATCCTGGATTAATCTGCGTAGGTTTCTTGGTGTTTCAATAAACTCTTTATATTTCTCCTCATCTACCATAACTGTACCTGTCTGCCTACAATGTATACATTCTTTAGTTGTTACTGCGAACATAATTCTTCCTCAATATAATCTGGATAACATACTTCGCAATAGTGATAGTTATTAATTAACCCACCACCATTATGTGTATGTGAATATCTACCACAACCCTCGCATAATAACCAACCACCCATTATTCTTCCTCCTCTTTCATAGAGTAATTTTTTATGTTACCAGTACCATCTACTACATTTGTAGGTGTGTTATCTTCATAGAAAAGTATTGAATTAATATAATCTTCTTCCATTATTCTTTCTCCTTTAATTCGTATAGTGCTTT